TATTGTATTCTGTTCGTATTCTGAATCAGGTGCTGGTTGATTAAAGTGAACCCACATACCCATAGAACATCCGTTAATGATGTTGGCAAGGTTATACACAGTAATCTCGTGGTTTAACTTAATATCATTGATACAAGCAAGATATGATGGAACACCATAGAACTCACTTTGAGGACCATAAGAACGGATATGAACAACTTGTCTATTGGTAAAGTTGGCAGGGTCAAACTCACTGAACTCAATAATCTTTGAACCTTTTCTCCAATTAGCCCAATCCCTTGAATAAAGATACTTTGTGGCTGGTTCACCTACATATTCAGGTTTATGAACTCTCATATACTTTGATGGAATAACATGGAAACCTGCAAGTCCTTCACTCCTGTCTTTTCTCCATACAACCTCCAAGAACAAATTACCCGTAACAATCAATTCAAAGAACATCTGTTTAGCAACATCATTGATATATTGTTTTGAGTTAATCTTGTAGTCATTGATGTATCCTGAACCAACAGAATTATCTACCCTTGCTCTAACAGCAGAGTTGTGAATTGGCGATGCGTCCAATAACATATACAACTCATTTGGAAATAAGTTATCCACACCCCAAGATACAAAAGGTGTATTCTTTGATACTACCTCCGTAAATGATGTGATGGTGTTTACACCAAAGTTTAGTTTTTCAATATTTATCATCCTTCGTATATTTTATAAATATCACTACGTCCAGAGTATGTGATAGGTTGAGTTGATGCTGAATAGTTTACTTGAGCAATGGTCTCATAAACTACATCATAGGCAAGATTGGGGTTTGTATTTCCTGATAAGGCTGTGGATTGTTCCCATACCTTAACATAATACTCACCCTCAATTAAGTGAACATTTGTTTGTCCTGTTGTTGTTGCCCCCGTCAAATATGTTTCAGGTTGACTTGGGTCTATTGTAATACTAAACAAATCATATCCAGGTGCATATCCTACACTTGGGGGTATTCTATATGGTACGAGCCTCCAAACCTCTTGAGAGAGTTTGTGTTTGAACCCGAACAAATAACAAACAGAACCAGTCAAGTTTTTATTCCTTGAACAAGTTGCGTTTGCGTTGTTGTATCCTTCGTTTAGTATTATCATTTATATTTTATTTAAGATAGATTTTCACTATGAGTTGTAAGCCATAAGTTAGCATTATCAAAACTTTCAAACACAAATATATCTGTTGCACTTGCGGTTGGTTGTGAGGTTGGAGTTAAAGCAGGTAATCTCCAAGTATAAGATGAATTATCAGCCCAATTTATAGAACCAACACCAGTATTGATTACTTTTAATACCAATCTACCACCTGTTAAATTACCTGTAAAATAAATAAAGTTTGTTCCACCTGTAATAGTCACTTGTTGTTTTGCTCCATTATTCACATTTATTGTAATAGCAGGTCCAGCACCAGATTCCATAGTTCCATTATCATAGAAACCTTCCGCAACTTGTCTAAACGCTTTTAAGTTTTCTACATAAGTTGTTCCTGCTCCCGCATCATTTATTGTTCTACCTGATAAACCAATTGTTGTAATTCTTTCTGTAGCATTTTGTAAAGTTGTATCAACTGAGTTGATAATGGTTTGTAATGTTTGGTTGTCCGCAGCATCAAAGATTGTATTACCACTACCATTTATGATTGTGTTAAATCTTTCACTACCTGCGGTTTCACAATTTATCGTGTTATTAGAACCACCTAATATTTGAGAATAAGACGAATTATCTACTAAATTAGTATCACCACCTACAATAGTTCCCCAATTTGACGATAATACTTGTGAAGATGTTGAATTGTATATTGCTGCTGTTTGATTATTACCTGATGCCTTATTGTAATATCCACCAACAATAGTATTTAGATTAGATGTTCCATTACTATTATCAATTGTATTTCCAACTCCACCTAATAATCCATGCCCAAAACCACCTGTAATAGTTCCTGATTGATTACCACCAATAAAACTAAATGAAGCATTCAATCTATTTGTTGAACCACCAACAATAGAACTCCTTTCACCTCCATTTATTTGGTTATCATTACCTGATAATATACCGTTCCATTGTTGTCCTGTATTGATTTGGTTTGCTTGTCCCGCAAATATTCCGCTCCATTGTGGAGAACTTGTTGTTGAGTTTTGTGCTCCACCAATAATAGCAATACCCACTCCACCATCACTACTATTTCCAGTTCCACCTATCATAGCAGAATAACCATTTCCTATAGATGTATTACCATCACCCATCAATACTGATGTTGTTGAATTTGTTACTTTTTGGTCTCTACCCCATACAAAAGTTCCTATACCAGGCGTCATAGGGCTATTATTACCAAATACACTAACCCAAGTATTTTGACCTGGTGCGTAAGATGGTGGACTATTGTATGGAACAACACTATCTGTTCCATCACCAATTCTATATGGACTTGTGTATCCACTAAACTTATAGGTTATTGTTTCGCCGCTGTTATTCATTACGAACCATCTTAAGTCAGCAGCGGTGCCTGTATAAGAAGGTAATTGACTAATTTTCGTATTTGCCATTTTATTATTTTTTAATGTTCTATGTTTATGTTGTCTCCATTTTCCGCTAATAAGAAATCAGCGTTTTCGGCTTGTAAATTATATCCACCAGGTTCCGTTGGAGTAGGAGTTGGAGTGGTTGTTGGAACAGGTGTGCCAGTATTTGTAGGTGAAGGTGTAATACTTGGTGTTCCACTCGGTGTATTTGTTGGAGTAGCGGTTGTTGTTGGTGTAACAGGTATTGGACTACTACTTGGAGTAGGTGTATTTGTTGGTAAAGGTGTACCAGTCTTAGTTGGTGTCGGTGTAACCGAAGGTGTACCACTTGGGGTAGGAGTAGGGGTTACTGGAATTGGAGTTGGAGTAGGCGTAGGTGGAATAGGGTCAGGCTCAAAGAAAGTAACAATATCATCTATGGCTCTTTGTTCACCAAGATAATCACTAAACTTTTTTCTATAAAATACCTTACTCATTTAAGTTGTTTTCCAATTTTTTAATATATTCATTTACATCAATATCACAATTTGTCTCAAACTGATATTCTTTGATTCTAACGACTTTATTTTTGTCTTTGCTCCATACTACCTCAAAGGTTATCAAACAGGTATCCAAATCCAATTTAACACTCTTTATTTTGTATTCCTCAAAGTATATCCCATCTACAAACATTATGCTATTGAAAATAATGATGGTTTTACACAATAATCAATTAGTGTTAATGTTTTAACCCATTGAAATTGTGGGTTATCACAAAACTCAATTTCTTCAGTTGAGATTATCCAAATATCATTACAATCTTGTATTGGGTTGAAATAACTATCAGTTGTATAAAGTTGTCCCACCAATTCATCTTTTTGTGTTTGTGTAAGTTGTGCTACTTGTACCATAATTTTTAATAAACATTTCTACCAAGTGATGTTTGGTAAGTTTGGATTATACCATTTAAGGTAGTCATTTGTGTTGGGGTTAATCCTTTATGGACATAAGTAAATTGATGTCTATAAGTAGAATATTCTAATGGAGTACCATTTAATGTATTTCTTGCTCCTAATGCTAAAGTAAAGTTTGTAAGGCTACTTGATGCAAATGATACACTTGCTAATAAAGTTCCCCTTCTATACATATTAACATTTGTAGTTCCAGTTCTTGATATACTCATCAATCCTAATGTATCAGCCATAGTTGAACCATTAAACGCTCCAGCATCACTTTTCCAAAAGAAACAAGCTTCTTGTAATCCAGGGTTATTTAATCCTGGATATAATACCCAACCATCACCATTTGCTCCACCACTATCTCCAATACTACCCATAACAGCACCACTTGGTCCGTTTGTTCCACAATATGCACCCATAGAGCCACCTGATAAAGTTATAGATGTTGCGTTTGGTTGTAAATAAGTTTCAGCAACACCATTTGTTCCATTTGGAGTGGCACCTGATGCCGAGTGTGTCCAACCACCTGCAAATGTTAATCTGTAAGCACCATTTGTATCTACAGGATTCATACCATTAAACTTATGAGAACCTGCTGTTCCACCAATAAATGGATACATCGCTAACATACCTGTATTTAATCCATTACTCCAAATAGATTGGAACATTGTAATTGTTGCGGCAGACATTGTAGAGTTAACAGTTCCACCTGCAGCAACTACTGCTGATAAGTATGTTCTTGCTTCTGTTGTTCCTGCAGCTTGAGTAGGGGTAGGAGTAGGTGTAGATGTAACCTGTGGTGTTCCACTCTGTGTCTGTGTAGGACTTGGAGTTATATTTGGTGTTCCCGATTGTGTCTGCGTAGGCGTTGGAGAAGGTGTAACCTGTGGTGTACCTGTCTGTGTTTGTGTCGGTGTGTTTGTTGGTGTCGCAGTAGGATTTGGTGTTCCTGATTGTGTCTGCGTAGGCGTTGGAGAAGGTGTTACTGGTGGTGTTGTTACTGGTGCTTTATACACATTCATTACCGCACCCCATACCTGTTTTGGCTGTTTTGACCCTTTTGGGTACATCATATCATTGATATTTGGTTGTCTTCTAAATGGATTTGGTGGCATCTTTGATAAATATATTCGGCTTTAAGATAAAGGGGAGCGTTTAACTCCCCTTATAAGTATCTTATTTGTTTTTATGATTGGAATGTGAAACCACCAGTGGTAAATACCGCTGCGATAGTTGTAGTCACATCAACCTCTCTGATTGAGGTAGGTTCTCCACCTGTCATAGTAAGAGCGGTTGCTCCGTTCAAGTCGGTGTAAGCCTGTCCTGTATTCAATGAACCAGCGGTAACTAAACCACCATTATCCAAGAATACTAACCAGTATCTGTTGTTGTTATCTTCAATCAAAGCGTAGATTTCATTTTGTGATACCAAATCTACAAAAGTATCTCTTAAAGTTGTGTTTAACTTTGGTAGGTTTACCACAATTTCAGGTTGGAAAGTTACTGATTGAGATGTAGTGTTTACACCCAAAGTTTCACTTAATGAACCTGATTGTTTTGGTAATTCAAACTTGAACCAAGTACCTGTTCCACCGATTGCTGTAACCTGTGAGTTTGTAACAGTATAACCTGTAATTGTATTACCTGAACCACCTAACACCCACATTGTTTTGATACCACCTGTTGAAGATGTTCTACAATCCAATGTATAACCTGTGCTAATATAACATGCTGCCATAATTTCTATTTCTTTTTAAGTTAATAGTTTATGCACCAGTTTTACAAACACAGAAAGATGCTACATCAAATACTCCTAATCCGTAAGTTACACCTGC